CGGCACTTAAAACATATTTGTTATTTTTAAGTTGTATGCCTGAAAAAGTTAAAGGCATTAAAGGACACGATATAATTTCTTCAGAGATTTCAGTTGATATGACAATAGCTCACGCACTAAGACAAATCAAATGATAATTGGTTCAGGTATCACAGTTGGTGCTGGTATCAGTATTATTCCTGATATCTCATATACCGCTGGTTTATTTAAAACTACATATGCGGGATATTTTAATGATGTTGTTAGTTTCTTTGCAACAGCTACACCAACAACTTATGGTTCAAACCCAGCAACATCGGTTCAAACTACAGCAATTTCAGAAGCAAGTAGTGATGATGGAAGTAGTTTTAGTGTTCAATGGTTAGGTTATTTTTTACCAAGCACAACAGAAACCTATACATTTTTTACATCAAGTGATGATGCTTCTTATGTTTGGGTAGGTTCAAATGCAATAACGGGATTTACAACTGGAAATGCAACAGTAAATAATGGTGGATTACACGGACAATTAGAAAAAAGCGGAACCGCTTCTCTTACAGCTGGTGTGTATTATCCAATAAGAATACAGTTTGGTGAACAAGGTGGTGGTGATGTGTTGACATTTAATTATTCCACTCCAACAATAACTAAAACAACCAATGTTACGGGTAGAGTGTTTTACAATGCAGCAACAAACGGATTTTAATAAATGAAAACATTATCTAATTTTTTAATAGAAGCAGAAAAAAAAGTATCTGGCCAAGGCACACAACAAGCGGTAGGTGCTGTAACAGAAACGATTGCTGCAGCCGCTTTGATTCATCGCCACATAGATAAAAAACATTTTAAAAAACCTGAAAACCAAGAAACAATCCAAACTGCTAGAAAAACATACGAAACGGCAGCACCAAGGCTTTCTTTAGAAGATTTAGAAAACCGAAAAACTCACGGCTTTGAACAAGCAAAAAAAATTAAATCTCATTTAGGTGAATTATATCCTGACCACGAGATAGAGGAAGCACATCATACTGCCACACAAGGCGGCATAGAGCGTGCAACAAAAGGCAAACATAAAGACAGTAATTTAGTTAATCCTTCGGATGTAACTGTTGGTTTACGACATAAAAAAACAGGTGAAATGCTTTATCACGGCCTTTCACTTAAATCAACACAAAAAGCAAAAGGTGATATTGGATTTAAAAATCCATCACCTCGCCATATGGATGCCGCTTTAGGCACTCAAACAACCAAATTGTGGGAAAAAGCACATAAAGATTTGCACGATTATGTTCATCAACATGATAAACGATTTGGTTCAATGACAAATAATGAACGAAAAGAAGCTTTGCGTAAATTAAGTGGCAATAGGATTAATCGCAATAAAGAACAAAACATTTCAAATAATAAAAAGCATCAAGAGTTTGCAGAAAATTATGAAAAAATTAAATCTAAAACTCATGCAAGAATTCGTAATCATATTGTAGACCACCTGCAAGGTATGATTAACTCTGGTGCAAAAGGTCATCAACAAGTAAAACATTTTTTACTACACAATTATCTTAATGCTGGTGAAAAAGATGGCGAAGGCGAATCCGACACACCACCAATGCCTTATTCTAAGGTCACAACAAATGGTACTGCAAAAACAGGTGTAACATCAAAAGTAGAAGTTCCACATCAATCTAAAGTTGCTGGCATATTGCGTGATCCTGAAACAAGATTGGAGGTATCAAGAGCACCAACAGGAGACAAATATATCCATTATCATGCTCATGTACCACAAAAAAATGCCAAAGGTAAAATCATAGGACATCGTAGAGTTCATTTATTTTCTGAACAAGTGAAAACATCTTCTGCATTTGGTAATTCATCACCAAGACACAATATTCAACCGCCAGGTAAAGAAGGTTTAAACGAAGAAACAGAAAGAATACCAAGAAAACCTGGTCAACCTGCTAAGTCAGATAAACACTCTGATTTATATACAGACGAAGATCCAAAAGGCACGATACATGGTCTTAAATTTGCTACGCCTGATGATGCCAAAGCAAGTGTAAGTAAGATTAAATCAAGTGGTCGCTCACACGCACATAAAATACAGGCGGCAATTGCAATGGAACAAAGAGCAAAAGTAATGGGTAAAGCAGGCGCAGCCGCTGTGTATCGTAGTTTTATTAATTCAATGAAAGATAAGACAGAAGAAATGCGTGAAGCATGGTCACAAAAATATAAAAAGAGTATTGATTGTAGTAATCCAAAAGGGTTTTCACAAAGAGCACATTGTCAAGGCAGAAAGAAAAAAATGAAAGAACATATAGAAGAAGCCGTCAAAATGACATCATTAGAAAAGTTTCGTAAAGCCGCAGCTGAAAGAGAAAAGAAGCATGCAGAGATTGAAAAAAAACAATCTAAAGATGGTTCTGGTTTAACTGCTGCCATTGACCGACTAGAAAAGCATGTGAATAAAGAAGATGCTCCAACAAATGCGGCCGGAACTGGTGCGATTGCTGGTCTTGGTGTTGGCCCACAAGGTGAGCCAGGTGTAAACATGAAGAAAAAGAAAAAAGTAATTCCTTTTGCTATGTTTACAAGAAAGATGCCTAATTAATGTGGTTTCTGTCTTTTATTCCTGATGCTTGGATTACATATGCCATTCATGGTATTTTTTCGTTAGGCATAATTGGTTTTATTGTTGGTGCTTTTGCATCAAAGATTCCATTTATATCTACATATGGTAGTGTGGTTAAATCCGTTGCAGGACTATTACTGATTGCAGGTTTATTTTTAGAAGGATACAATTACGGCACTTCAGCCTATCGTAAAGCAGCTGAAGATTATAAGAAACAAGTTGAGGTAGCAGAACAAAAGGCCAAAGAGGCCAATGTTAAACTTGCTACTGAATTGAAGAAAAATATTGATAAAACAAAGGCAACAACAAATGCAAATACTGAAGCGATTACGAAATATGTTACTGATGACTGTAAGTTGTCTAATGCTGGCGTCTTGCTCCACGATAGTGCCAGTCAAAATGAACTTCCCCCAAGTACCATCGGAACTGTTACAGGAACCTCCAATGTTAAAGTGCCAGAACTGCTCACCACAGTCACCGAAAACTACGGCACCTGCTACGAAACCAGAGAAAAGTTAAAAGCCTGGCAGTATTGGTACAAACAACAAAAACAAATTTTTGATAGTGTAAAATGAAAAGATTACTTATAGTTCTATTTGCGTTTAGTTTATCTGGTTGTGCCTTGTTTGATGCCTACTTCATGGCCAAATATGACACCACCGAATATGCTTTAGTCAATGAAATTAAAACAAAGGCACAGGTAGCAGAAGAAAACTGTAGCAATCATTTGTTAGTTGTTACACAGGTAAACGAATTGTATATCAAATCGTTAGAGTTCAAAAACTTTACAACTCATATACCAAGAAACAAAGATGCTAACAATATGTCAACCAAGTTATTGACATTAACAAAAGACACAAGAGATTACTTTAACAAAGCAGAAAAGGTCTCATTAATCTTCTGTAAAACAAAACTACAACAAGTAATTAATTCAGCAGACACCATACAACATGTGCTAGGGAGCAAACCAAGATGACACCAGAACAATTAAATAACTATATCATTGAATATAACAAGGCTCTAGAGCGAGGCGAGATAACAAAAGAAGAATATGTTGAATTGTTAAAAGGCATTAATATTATGGAAGGCATTGCTGACGATGCAGAAGGATTGGCATTAAAAGAGCAATTAAATGTAATGATTAACGCTGCCATTAGTGCAGCTTCTTTAATGGTATAAAAATGGAACTAACACTAGAACAACTCAAACAATTACTGCCAAAAAATCCATATGTTGACCATTGGCACCGTGCATTAGCACAACTGTTGCCAGATTATGAAATCAATACACCACAGCGTATTGCAGCCTTCATAGCACAATGTGCTCACGAATCTGGTGGTTTTACGGCGTTGAAAGAAAATCTAAATTACAAAGCACCTACATTACGCAAACTATTTGCTAAGTATTTTCCAACGGATGAACTAGCAAACGAGTATGCAAGTAAACCAAACAAACAAGAAGCAATTGCCAATCGCATCTATGCTAGTCGCATGGGTAATGGTGATGAGGCCTCTGGTGATGGTTTCAGATATTGTGGTCGTGGTCTAATTCAATTGACAGGCAAAAGCAACTATCAAAACTTTGCTGATAGTTTAGAAATGCGTGTTGAAGATGTGCCTGCTTATTTGGCAACCTTTGAAGGTGCGGCACAATCGGCCTGTTGGTTTTGGGAATCAAACAATCTAAATAAATGGGCTGACACAGGCGACATTAAAGAATTAACTCGTAGAATCAATGGTGGTTACATTGGTTTGGAAGACCGCATTAAACACTATGAACACGCTCTACATGTAATGGGTGGTCATTAATGAATTGGTTGAATAGTATGTTATCTGATGGACATAATAGTTCCGTCAGTAGCAAACGGGTTATTACTTTTATGGCATTTTTAATATGTGGGTTTGCATTAATTGCCGACATATTTGGTTATAAAGTTACCCCATCTCTATTTGATTCTATGATATACTTGGTGATTGCAGGATTAGGCTTTACTGCCTCAGAAAAATTCGCTAAAAAGGAAGAACAGAAATGAAAAAGTTTTTAATCGCACTTAACCTTGTTGTTTGGTCTGTTGTTGGATATCAAGTTGCATACGCAGAAGCTCAAGTAAAAGAAGTTTGTAAAGACAAAGTAGATGCCAAAGGCCAAGTTGTTAAAGGTAAAGACGGCAAGCCTGTGCAAGAATGTAAAAAAATTAAGGTGCATAAGAAGTTAGAAGGCACTCCGGTACCTGAGAAAAAATAATGTATCCTGAAGAACAAAAACTTCACGATGTAGAAATGAAAGTCGGTCTGTTGGAAAAAGATGTCCAACAGTCCGAAAAGTTGTGTGAAAAATTATCTGAATCAATTAGCAAGTTACAGGAGGTAAATGCTAATATACTTCGGATGATTACAATACACGAGCATAGGCATGAACAACACGAAAGAGCGGAAACAGAAGTGAAAGATGATATAAAAGAATTACACTCTCGCATCACTACTGTCAATCGTGAAATCCATGAACGCATTGATGAGGTTGAGAGGCATATATCCGAGCGTATTGATGCCTTGCGGTCAGATTTAATTCAGCACAAAAAAGAAGAAGGTGGTAATGTGGTTGGTGATACACTTAAAGAGATTGACAAGTATAAGTGGATGATTTTGGGAGCGGCAATTGCCATTGGCTGGATTATAGGTAATGTTAACTTAGGTGTTCTCGGTACACTTTTCAAATGATTTGTTTTTGCAGTTTTCGTTGTGCCATCTGATTAAATTTCCTTTGGTAGTAATAACATCACAGTATTGACATTTTGATTTTATTGTGTTAATATGATTCCAACACCCTTGTTTTTGATAGTTTGGATTTAATTCGCCTATTTTTTTTTGAGATTTTTTAAGGTTGGTATCTTCATATGTTATAGGTTTTTGTCCTTTCTTAAACGAACCCGAATTCGTTCTAAGTTTTTTCATTGGATTGTCATATTTCATTCTCTCAATGGTTTTTTGACTTACTATTCCTCCTCCGCCACCTTTGCAGGTGTTGTAACCATGAGGCAACATTGAACAATATTCTTCTATAAAATATTGTTCCATAGTTTTTTTAGTGTGTTCTTTTTCTTTTGACTGGTATATTATTTCCCAATCAAAGTTTTCAAAACCATGTTTCTGAATGGCTTTATGGAATATAGTTTTTTTTAATTTGGAAGAATTTTTGTGATTTTTTTGGCGTGTTTTGAAGTTGTCGGTATATCCAATGTAAACTTTGCCGTTTATTCTATTGACAATTTTATAAATTGAGTATATAATCATGCTGATGGTCTCCTTATAGACATTAGAGTGGGTGCAAGTTAGTAGCTTGGCGACCCACACCTATTTATACCTTTATATTATTATGGCTCTTGACATTGACTCAAAATATTTAAGATTAATTTCTTCCCGCTTGCGTAACTTTAAGCAAAAGAACACCTATCTTTGGAACTTTTCTTGTAATTTTTGTGGCGATTCTCAAAAGAACAAAACTAAAGCCCGTGGGTATGTTTTCCCAAAAGGCAACGACCTTATATACAAGTGTCATAACTGTGGAGTAGGAACAAATGTTGGTAACTTGGTCAAACATGTGGACAGCTCGTTACACAGAGAATATACCCTTGAAAAATACAAATCAGGTGAAACCAATAACTCCTATGTGGCGAACACAATCCTCAACATATCACCGCCCAAATTTGATAGAGTTGAAAAAGCAAAGATATTTGAACACGCCGAGTGGCTCAATCGGTTGCCTAGTGAACATTATTGCTTAAATTATGTAACAAATCGTCAGATTCCATCAACATTTTATGACAAATTGTTACATACTCAGCACTACGCTGACTTTGTTACTGCCTTGGTACCAAACCATGGTAAACAATTACTTAATGATGCTCGCCTTGTAATACCATTCTATGATGAATACAATGATTTAATTGCTGTATCTGGTCGTGCATTAGAAACAAGCGATAAGACCTTGCGTTATGTTACAATACGAACAGTTGAAACAGACCGCAAACTTATCTTTGGTATGGACAGAGTTGACCTGTCTAAAACAGTTTACATTGTTGAAGGGCCGATTGATAGTTTATTTCTATCTAACTGTGTAGCAAGCGGTGATGCTAACTTATCAATTGTAGCCAAAGATATTTCAGCAGATGAGAAAGTTTTGATATTTGATAATGAACCACGCAACAAAGAAATTGTGAAGATGATGCAAGATGCAATCAATTCACACCATAATGTTGTGATTTGGCCTTCTACTATAAAAGGTAAAGACATCAATGAAATAATTTTATCAGGAAAGCCTGTAAGCGAGATAGAAAAAATTATAAGTAGTAACACCTTCAAAGATATTGAAGCACAACTGAAGTTCAATTTCTGGAAAAAAGTATGAGCATAAAATGGAAATTAAATTGATTAAACACAGAGATCCAGGACTTCCCACATACACTTGGTTTTGGATTGACAGTAATGAAAGATTAGCCAGTCCATTCTTTGACACAGAGAACGAAGCCTTAACTTGGGCTAAGCACAGAGAAGTACCTACACTAGAACAAAAATAATTGGAGTTTTGAATGTCTGATATTGTCCACGGCATTGCCGTTGATTTTTCCCGTGATTCATTGTTTGATGAATTAGGAATCAAAAGATTAAAAGAAAGTTACATGAAAGAGGATGAAACCTCACCACAAGAAAGATTCGCTTATGTATCAAAAACCTTTGGGTCTAACCAAGACCATGCACAGAGATTATACGAATATAGCAGTAAGCATTGGTTGTCTTATTCTACTCCCATTCTTTCTTTTGGCCGTTCTAAGCGTGGCCTTCCTATATCATGTTTCTTGCCATATCTGGACGATAGTGCAGAAGGTCTTGTTGATACTCTCTCAGAAGTAAACTGGCTTTCAATGCTAGGCGGTGGCGTAGGCATTGGCTTAGGCATCCGTTCAGCCGATGATAAGAGTGTTGGTATTATGCCACACTTACGCACCTATGATGCTTCTTCTCTAGCATATCGTCAAGGTCGCACACGCAGAGGCAGCTACGCTGCTTATTTGGATATTTCCCATCCTGATATTCTTATGTTCTTAGAAATGCGTAAACCTACTGGTGACCAAAACATGCGGTGCCAAAATCTACATCATGGTATTAATATTACCGATGACTTCATGCATCTCATTGAGCAGGCGATGCTTGATCCAGCATTTGATGATACATGGAATCTCAAAGATCCACATAGTGGCGAGGTGCGTGACCATATTTCAGCCAAAGAATTGTGGCAGCGTATCTTAGAAATTCGTATGCAAACTGGAGAACCATATCTCCATTTTATTGATACAAGTAATGCAGCCATGCCTGAATTTCAAAAGAAACTTGGTCTATCAATTAAACAATCAAACCTTTGCTCAGAGATTATTCTACCAACAGATAAAGAGCGAACAGCTGTTTGTTGTTTATCATCACTTAATTTGGAGTATTTTGATGAATGGAAAAATGACAAACTATTTTTGCGTGATACTGCCGAGATGCTTGATAATGTCCTTCAGTATTTCATTGATAATGCTCCTGATGTTATCAGTCGTGCAAAGTTTAGTGCCAAGCGAGAGCGTTCTATTGGTATCGGTGCTCTTGGGTTCCATGCTTATCTACAACGCAACAGTTTGGCTTGGGAATCTGCTCTTGCCACAAGTGCGAATAACCGAATGTTCAAACACATTAGCGAAGGTCTAAATGAAGCGAATCTTCAGCTGGGTAAAGAAAGAGGCGAAGCTCTTGATTGTGTTGGTACTGGTCGTAGGTTTGCACATGTCATGGCTGTGGCACCCAATGCCTCTAGCAGTATTCTCATGGGCAATACTTCTCCTTCTGTTGAGCCTTTTAGGGCTAACGCATACAGACAGGATACATTAAGTGGTTCTTATCTAAACAAGAATAAACACCTAGACAAAATTATTAAAGAGATGTGTGATGCTGATACTGAATTAGATTACAATGAAATTTGGTCATCAATTATTGCCAATGACGGAAGTGTTCAACATTTAGAATTCTTAGATGACTGGACAAAGAGTGTGTATAAGACCTCTATGGAAATTGACCAGCGTTGGTTGATTGACCATGCAGCCCACAGACAGATTTATATTGACCAAGCACAAAGTATTAATTTGTTCTTTAGACCTGATGCCAATGTGAAATATCTCCATGCGGTACACTTTCAGGCTTGGAAACAAAAGTTAAAGACATTGTATTACTGTCGTAGTGAAAAGTTGGCGAAGGCCGATAAAGTAAGTAAGAAAATAGAACGCCAAGTGATTGAAGAAATAGATTTGAAAGCATTGGCAACAGAAGAAGTTTGTCTTGCATGTGAAGGTTGACCCTCACACACATATTGCGAGGTATAATTTTTTATAAATAAGGTCATAGGAGAAAAACTATGAACTATAAAAAAGTTTATGACAAAATTTGTAACAGAGGAAAAGAAAAAAGAGAACTTGGCCAATATTGTGAGAAACACCATATTATACCAAGATGTATGGATGGAAAAGATATTAAAGATAATTTAACAACTTTAACTTATAGAGAACATTTTATTGCACATCTATTGTTAACCAAAATTTACAAAGAACACAAAGGAATTAACTATGCTTTTCTTTGTATGTTGAGAAAACAACCCACTGGCGAAAGATTGCTTACTGCAAGAATGGTAGATACAATAAAAAGAAATTATAAAAAATTTAAAAAGCTATATTGCACTTTACCTAATCCAGGAACAACATCCAAAGCTAAAGAAGCTTCTAGAAAAAGAATGATAGAAAATAATCCAATAAAAAACGATCCAAGTAAAAATAGAACCGCACAACCAATTAGAATTATTTTTGCGGATGGTAAAACAAAAGAATATAGTTATGCAAAAGAATACTGCATTGAGAGTCATTTACCTTATCCTACAATGAAACATATGTTGAAAAAAAATGTTGGATGTAAAAAACATAAAATTATTAGAGTGGAAAGATTAGAAAAATGAAAATAGCCGCAATATTACAATCAAAGCAACAAAGAGAATTAATGAAACAACAACAACAAAAACAACAGCCAAAGACACCAAAGATGGCAAATAAACCTAATAAACGAGCAGCGGGAAGAGGACGATAATGGTAAAGAAAAAAAGTAATTTGATGGATGAAAGACAGAGTTTTAAACCTTTTCACTATCCATGGGCATACGAGGCGTGGCTAAAGCACGAACAGATTCATTGGCTTCACACAGAAGTTCCTATGCTTGAAGATGTAAAAGATTGGAAGAATAAACTTACACCATCAGAGAAACAATTTCTGACACACATTTTCCGTTTCTTCACACAAGGCGATATTGATGTGGCAGGTGGTTATGTAAAGAACTATCTACCATATTTTCCACAACCTGAAATTCGTATGATGTTGCTTGGCTTCGCAGCTCGTGAAGCATTACATATTGCGGCATACTCACACCTCATTGAAACATTGGGTCTACCTGACACCATGTATAATCAGTTCTTAGAGTATGATGCGATGAAGCAGAAGCACGAGTATGTTTTAGATATCGCAAATCAAAATACAACAAAACAAAATACAGCCAAACATATTGCGGTGTTCTCAGCGTTTACAGAGGGTATGCAGTTGTTTAGCTCATTCATTATGTTACTCAACTTCCCACGCAACGGCACAATGAAAGGCATGGGTCAAATTGTTACATGGTCTATCGTTGATGAAACCATGCATTGTGAGTCCATGACTAAACTGTTTAGAACCTATATTGAAGAAAACAAAGAAATTTGGAACGATGAGCTCAAAGGTGAGTTATACACGGTTGCTACACGCATGGTAGAATTGGAAGATAAGTTCATTGATTTGGCCTTTCAGATGGGTGAAATGCAACGCCTAAGTAGCAATGATGTGAAACAATATATTCGTTACATCGCAGACCGCAGATTGATTTCATTAGGTCTCAAAGGCGTATTTAAAGTTAAAAAGAATCCATTGCCTTGGGTTGAAGAAATGGTTAACTCACCTGTGCATGGTAATTTCTTTGAAAATCGTGTAACAGATTATGCTAAAGGCGCTTTGTCTGGTACATGGGACGATGTATGGGGTAAGGCAGCCTAATGGCATATTCAGAAAAAGTTTTAGACCATTATGAAAACCAACGAAATGTGGGTAAAATGGATACA